GGGCCATTTGAACCTATCTTCCTCGGTCATCTCCCCTCTCTTGATTAGCTCGGTCTCTAAATCGTAAACTTGTTTTCTTTCTGTTGGGTTCTGCACAACAGACAAGAACGGAATGATAACTTCGTTAAAGATTCTTTCTGGCATCAGCAAGAACTCATCGATCATCATTCTGTGAAAGCGAAAGCCACGAAGCTTTTCGCCATCACCAAGAGGCAAACACGTAATTTTGCTTCTGCCTATCTCCATCGTCCATTCGTCTGAACTTTTTGTAACTTTAGTGATGCACTGCTTCAAAAATACCGCTTGTGGTTTTTCCGCAATTTCTTCGATTTTTTTGAAAATCATTTTTGCCTGACGGAACGTTTTACTTACAATACCAACGTGGACGCCTTGGTTTAGTATTGCATCAAGCGACGCAAAGACAGCGCAAGTAAAGCTCTTGGATAGTCCACGGCTCCAGACCATCATAGAATAATCTGTTTCAAACATTGTCTTAATAGCTAAATGCTGAAACGGGAAAAGCTTGACTCCGCAAATCATTTCTGACGAGAACGAAATATTGGCGCGAAGAAACTTATAGAGAAGAATTTTAGCCTCTCTTTCTTCCAAGAATCCCTTTTTTAGCAGGATTTCTTCGTTTACGTTACGAAACTGTGCTTTTCTTTTTTGGTTTCCTTCTGTCCAAGCCATGATGAATCCTTGTCTAAAAAGTATTGAATGTCCACATCCCAAAGAACGTTACCCATCGCAACTAATTTGGGAATTAAGATTTCGCTATTTGCCCTGTTGCCAGAAAATATAAATTGACAATAGCCCGCAAACTCATGTTGCAGCAATCTCATATTATGATAAATAAATTTAAGATTTGCTTTATGAGGAGTAAAGTCATTATTGTTTTTTATCCGCTCAAGGGAAGACTCAACGACGACATACAAGTAAGACTCCATTTCTTTACATCTTTGTATTTCGCGCCTAAATCTTTCTAAGTTTTGTCCAACAAGAGTCCCTTTAAAATCAGACTCGGACTTTCGGTCCACAAAAGTTTTTGTATAGTGGGCTCCACTCGCCGTGTAATCTCCAAAATCTAATTTAACATTTCTTTGCTTTTTAAATGCTAAAGGCTGCTGCTCTCTTGTGTCTACGAAAATGTTAACCTCAGAAAAATCTTCGTGGAATTTTTTAGGCAAGCTTCTCCTGAACATTGGGTTTACTCCAATCTCGTCGCAGACTTTAGAATATGAACCAAAGTGTTTCTTGTATATATCAATTGAAGGCATATCACTAGTCTCAAGCTCCAAATGAAATGGAGCGTAGTTTAGTTCTTTATTCTTGATTCTATTCGCAAGCATTTTTTTGATATACTCCCTAACAACTTCTGACGATTCTATTTCGCACCACCTTAAAAGCTGTTCTCTATTGTCAAAGTCTTTATCAAAATAAGACTCCTTGTCTTTAAAGGCTAAAAGAGTCCCAGTTAAAAGATTTTTCTTAGGGTGATGCTTTCTGTAATAGTCTCCAAGCGAGAACTTGTGCTTCTTGATATGGGTGTGCAAAGCCCTTTCGCTTTGGAAGATGTTATTACATTCTAGGCACTTAGACTGCATCGTTTAATGATATTCCCATGATGCGAGCTTTCCATTCAACCATAGATTCCATCTTTTGCGCCTCATCCATTACTAGCGACTTTTGCATTTCCGCAATTTTGATCATATTAGCGCGCTCTTCCTCATCCTGAAACAACTGAACGATAGAAAGAATTGATGCGTTTTCTTTTTGTCTTGAGGAGATCCTTTCACGCCTATCGCCTTGCAGCTTTTTGATCAAACTTTCTACACGACCTTCGCACTGGTGATACTCACTGCTCTTGGCTTTGATAATTTCAGCTAAACGAATGCTCATCTCATTCTGTTCCTGAGTATCCTCAAACATTTTATTGAGCTTGTCTAAGTGTCTTGACGTAGTTTCAAGATTAATGATTTCTTTGCAAACGTTCATATACAGGTTAACCTCATCAGCAGTTAAATCTGGCTTGTCCCAAGTCATTCTGATAAACTCTTGTTCGAAAATATTACGATCTTCGTGAGAAGTGTAGCAGTTTATAATCTTTTGAAATCTAGAATTGCCCAAGTTGATCGACAACTTATCCATGCAGACTTTATGGTGTCTTGTTAGGCGCTCTTTATCTAGCTTCTCACCCGTTGCATCATTAATCTTGTTAATGATACGTTCTGCGGAGCGCGGCACTTGATATCTTACAAAAGCCGCATTATCCGATTCTGAATTATTTTCGCAGCCAGAGATTTTAATGTAGTTACTGACGGTTCTGTGTTCAGACCCCATTGCCGCAATTGACTTTCCGGGGTAAAGAAGTTCTGCGATTTTTAGCGAAGACACGCCGTCCCTAGCTTGATCTTCTATAAACTCCTGCTGCTGCTTGGTAAGAGGCAAGTCTCCAACTTTTTCGTACTTAGATGTCTTATATTCAATTTTATTTGAGCCCAAGAATGATCTTATCGCAACTCCTTGCTTGGTTCTCCCATCCAAGCTCTCATCATTAAAGAATTTGCGCGTAATAGTATTTAAATCAGGGAATTGCTGGGCAAGCTCCTTGATTTTTTGGCCTTCTTCTTCGGTGAATGTTATTTGATTTTTATTGGTAGCCACCTAAAATATCCTCGCTTTGTAATATCTTGACTGCTACTGCCCGAAATAGCTTTTTAAGATTTTTGATTTGTTTATATCCTGCCTTTTTGCCCTTTTCGTTTGTTTTATAGCCCATCTCTGCCGCGACTTTTTCCTCATCAGCGCCATCGATGTATAATCTAGAGTACACTTTATATTGCTTAGGCGCTAAACGATGCTTCATTTCTTCGTGCAACTTTTGTGCGCTGCCAAGAACATCAAAGTTCAAATCTCGCATACCCTGAACTGTTTCAGAATGGTTTTCTGTAGAGACGGCAAGTTTTACATCGTAGGCGCTTTTTTTTGTCTTTTCCCACTTTGAATACAATGGGCACTCGGAGCACTGAAGGCCACTGGGAGTTATGGAACAAGCTGGTGGCTCATTACCTTGATTATATTTGCACGCCAAACAAGGGCGCACATAGTTCGAATAATTATTCCGCAATAAATTTTTGATTTGATTGACCGTTATCCTTGAGATCCAAGGTTCAAGTGGACGATCTTGCTTCCACATCTTCCATTTTTTGGAAATATGGAAACGAATAATCTGGGCGACATCATCATAGTCCATCCAAGCAATTGCTTTTAATTGCCAGATGTACCTGTGCTTTTCGATTATTCTATCTATTACGTCTTGCTTGTCTTCGTATCTAATCTTGCGCCTCAGTTTTCGTTTTTCCATATTTAGTGGGTGACAAGCTTTCTATCCCACTTACTCTTTTAGACGCAAATTTCTTGACTGAGGCATTCTGAGGATTACGAGTCAAGTCTTCTAGATTAAAAGCCCTAAAACTTCCTTCAATTTCTACTTCCAAATCAAGCTTGTCCAACTGAGGAACCTCCTCAACATTGGAATGCTCGTCATCTTCATCTTGTTCTGTTTCTACCGCTCTAGCTTGAGGCTGCTTTTTTGCGACGTTTTGCGAAACTTTACCCCCCATTGGGCTTCCGCATTTGGAGCAGAAGTTTGGAGCAAACCCAGCATATTCATGCTTACTTCCGCAATTACTACAGAACATTAAGGCCATTTTATTTCTTTTTATCTAAGTCGTTGACTTTGTCGTTGAGATTTTCCAGCTTTGTTAATATTTTAGTTATATCTCTTTGTATTTCAACCATCTTATCAGTATTAACTGGGGCTCCGTCATCATCAACGATCTTAGATAAACGCCTTGAAATGCTTTTTACCTCATTATTTACGTAAGCCATTTGCTCTGCCTGAACTTTAATTTCTCTAGCAACTGGCAAAAAGTCTTCTTTTTTTACATAAGTAGCATTTAGATAAAATAAAACAGAAGCGATCAAAATCCCACCAAACACTTTAATTGTATTTGCCCAGATATTGACGCGCTCCATTTTCATCTTTATCTATTAGACTTTACACCTTTTGAGTTAATTTTCTTAATAATAAATTTCAATCC